AGCTCTTCTAAGGTGGTTTTTAGCTCTTCTCGCAAGTCTTTTTGCTCAGTTTGACCTTGAGTAACTAAATCTTTGCCATCTAGTGTAACACTATCTCCTGGGATAGGTATTGACCCAAATTTACTTCTAACTGTGCCTAATGTTTCTTTAGACAGTGCCAGTGTAAATCGTCTAATCCATTGTTTACCAATGGCATTAATGTTTTCATATGGAATATTTTCGAAAGGGAGTGTATTTAAATTATTAACACCTTTTGCTCCCGAAACACCGCCGCGGCTGGAAGTGTCTCCTGTTTCCCACGGATCTGATTCAACAAAAAAGTCTATCCAATATTTGCTAGGGCTTGTCTCAACAATATTCGGAAATATTCTTAATTTGTTATTTCTTATCTCATAAGAATAGTGTGAATTTCTTGTATAAATGGCGTCCTCGAAGGCCATTGCTTGTGCCTTATTTTGCCATGGTGGAATTATCTGAAAAGTGGAATCATCTGTCCATTGGCCATAACTAGATAAATCTCCGACAGTATTTAGCCCACCATAATATCCATAAAATCGCCACATGGCTTGTGGAGTTTTATAATAAACTTTTGTAACGTTAATTCTTTTGTCTCCAACTTTACCATAAAAATCTTCTGTCGCGGTGTCGGCGGCTGAAGAAGAAACGATTTGCTGCAAATCATAATCTTGCTGGCCATTTGTCGCAGTAAAAGATGCAGAATAGATTGTCACTTCTCCGCCGAAACCGACCTCAGTGGAAACACTGTGACCTACCCGCTTTGCATATGCAAACTCAAAGCGAGGATATGTTAGATTAATATTTTCTCCGTACAGACTACTTCCACTTTGAATTTGGCCGTCTTGGTCAAAGGTGCCAGTTGTCGCACCCAATAAGTTTGATAGAGTATTTTTTGCTTGATGCAGATTAAGAAGATAAGAATATTCTAAAGTTGCTTCTTCATAAGCAGCATAGATATTATTATCCGTTAACTCAATATCTAAGATATCCCCTCCTAATTTTTTATATGTATAGCTAACTTGTTCGGCGGCGCCCGAACAAAAATATTGAGAGAATAGAGGAGAAGTTGTAGAAGAATAAAGACCAAATGGCAAACTACTGTTATCTTCTATATTAACTGCTGAACTACCAGATGAAAGTATAACTGTGCTTGTTTGAGAGCGTGGATTTAAGGTGGGCACTGCCATTCATTTTGGTCTCCTCACTATAAATAGTCAAAAAGAATAGAAAAGGTGGAGAGGAATGATGTATTAGTTGTCTTTCTTCTTTTTCCAGAAAGGGGTCTTTTTAGCTTTTTTAGCTGTTTTAGCTGTTTTTACAGTTTCTTTTACCACATCTGCCACTTCTTCTGCTGCTTTCTTTGCAGCTGCTACTTTTCGTGTTAGCCACAGTTTTTTCCATTTTTTACCCATGATAAGTCTCCTTTCTAATAATTAGTATCTTAAATTCAAAATCTCAAAAAATTGGGCGCGTAAAATTTTGTTATATTCACTTTTTGAAGCAAAAAAAGCCCCCACCCCTTAAGAGGTGAGGGCTAATACTAGATTAAAAATCTATTTTATGGTTTAACCGCCACTCTCACCAAGCAGTCCGCGAACTACGACTAAGCCGTACATATCGGGACGAACCATCTTCTTGGCATATCGAGTCATGACACCCTTGCGGGGCACGAAGTCTTCAACACCGAAGATCGTGGGAGTAACTTGCAATGGCACATAAGGAGCATATACATAGCCACTTTCAAGGAAGCTATTGCCCTTACGACCAACCAAAATAAGATTACGCGAGAAGTAAGGATCGACGTAAACATCAAATTTCTTACTAATGCTACCAACTTTTACTCCACCTGCAACACCTTTGTTGTCATCAGCAGTTATGCTGGCTCGGAAACCAGCTGTAAACTCCAGAATGTTTGCAACTTCAGGAGAGGTAACAATAAAGTTAGCACCGCCACGCAGTGTCTTACGATGAATCTGAGCAGAAACATCATTGATTGTCTCAATGAGAGTCTCATACCACTCAGAAACGGTACCGGTGAAATCCGGAGCTTTTGCAGAAGCGCCGACTTCAACTCCAGTAGTTCGATTAACGAACAAGCCCGGAGAGCGGGACCAGAAATAAGTGCTAGCTGTTGCGCCCTTAACGAGGTCTTCCAGGATCTCGCGGTCAATCTCAAGAGCAATTTGCTCAGAGAGAATCGACGTAAGCTCAACTTCAGCATCCAGATTATGGTAGGCATTAAGATCCTGACCAAGTTCTGGAGTCCATTTGGCTTTCAACTTCTTGGTAATCGCCGTAACGGATACTGAATCGACTTTAAGGTCAATCTCAGGAATAGCGCCCTCATTTTCAAGGCCCCATGCATCCTGACCTACAACTGCGCCAAGCGCATTAACATTGCCTGCCGCTGCGGTGCCGCCGAAATCGTCGGTGATAGGATAACTATATGAAACACCAGTTGTTCCCATATCAGTTGCAATTGTATCTGGGGTTGCAGTAGTACTAAGGCCAACAACATAAACAGTTTTTGATCGTCCTGAGTCTGGTCCACTAGTACCAGAAAACTGTGTCAAACGACGTGCTTGTTGTGTTGCGGCACTATATGTGCCGGGGTTGCTTGCGCGAGTGGTTACTACGCCCACCAAATCATCGAAATTAAATTGATCCAGATTACCGTTAGTGCCGGTAAGCTCCAATTCTCCAATGCAAAACGAAGTACCTGTTCCGGCTGCGCCAGATACAAGTACTGGGTCCCAGCGAAGGATTGTATTGACTTGTGCTACTGTCAAGGTTGTTCCAACGGTAGTCGGCATAACCGCTGTCCCGTCACCCCATGTACCCGAAGCTACAAGGTTATGATCGGCATCGGTCAATGATCCAGTCGGTGACGAATAACCATTGTTCAAGCTGTAAAAGCTCTTTTCAAGGTTGACACCGGTGAGATCTACACCACCAGTAATCTGCTGGCCTACAGCCCCTTGCCCATACAATGATGCATTGGCAACGCCGCTAAGACGGTCGGTTGTGTTCCCAGCAAATGTAAAGTCCATAAAGAAAATAAGTCCCGATGGAAGGCTCATTGGCTGAACGCTGACGAGTTGGTTAGCGACTAGACCGCCGAACACACGACGAACGATGGGGAATGCAACGGCTGCAAAGCCTTCAACATCTCCACCAGCCATCGTAGAAGCTTCGCGAAGAAGCTCCTTGGCTTGGTTTTCGAGCAGACGAGCCATATTCTGTTTCGTGCCCTCGTGTCCCAAACCTTCTAGAAGGCCCGTATTGTTCCACTTTTCAAGTAGCGCCGCGCCTTCTTTCTTGAGATCGCGATTAACGATCCCTTCTGTTAATTTTTGAAGTACTGACATTTTTTCTTTTCCTCCTTTATTTATCAGTTATTCCAGCGAGAGCTTTCATTCTCGCCGCGAGGGGATCACCCCTCTTCTTTTCCTCGTTGCGAGGTATAAAGGCTGAAGAGCGCTTTGTCACAACTTCGTTCAGTGATTTTGGCCGTCGCGCTGGCGCGCTTATACCCACTGTACTCTGAAGAGTTTCATATATAATTTTTGCTTCTTCAACAGTAGTCGCTCTTGAAATAGTCTCGACAAGTCTATCTTTTTGCCGCTCATTCAGGGAGTCACTATTTAAAATGCGATTTTGGTAATGTAATCTTGCATTTTGCAGATTACTTTCCTCCAATTGTTGCTTTAATTGGGGGAAAACTTTTTGATATTTGTTTAATTTGTGTTCTAAAAGTTTTACTTTCTTATTTAATTGTTTGTGTTCTTTAAGTGTTTGTTGAAAGGCTCGGCTTTCTTTTTGTGTAGATGCTTTTTCCTCTGCGCAAGCTTTTTCCGCCTCTTTAGCGTCTTTCTCGTCAGATGAAGACGACCAAGACTTCCCTTCTGATTCTTTTTTATGGCGCGCTGCCTTCTGGCAAGCTGTCTCGGGGTCTACCATCTTGGGAGGGGCTTTTTCTTCAAAAAGACCGTCGGCCTCTTCGGCCAAAATATTACGAATCATTTCTTCAATAGTCTCGCTATCGGTACCGTCTTCATCAATGTCATGTTCTTCCATCAGGTCTTCATCTTCATCATTCCGACCGTGAGGACATTCTTCCATTAAGTCGGACCGCACTTGGTCCGCTTCGATGGCGTCTTCGTCGTCTCGATTATAGGCAACATCGTATTCTTCCGTTAGATCATCATCAATATCGTATTCTTCCATCAGGTCTTCATCTTCATATCCATATTCTTGTAAATCAATGTTCTGAATGGCCTCTTCTAGCTTATTTAGATCAATACTAACAATATCTCTGTCGGAAGTAGTGGCTGCATAGGGTGTTTGCGTTACAACCATTTCTCCAGCGCTCTCTTCTTCGCCTGTTGCTTCCATATCAACCAATCCGGGATCGGCCGGGGCGGGGACGGCAGGAGCTGCTGGTATGTAGGGTGCTGTAGGGGCCATTGTGGTGCCCATACCTGGCATTGCGCCCATCATAGGATCTGCACCGTCCATCATAGGATCTGCCATGGGGTCCTGTTCTAAAATCAGGTCTACTGCTTCCTTAATGTCCTTAGAATAATGTTCAATAATTTTTTCTTCGGCATTTTTTTTGGCCGCTTCTTTTAAAGCCTCGGCATCGATAATGGCTTCTTCGAGCATGCTAGACATAAATCTTCTCCTTCGTTACAGGTATCTCATCACAATAAGT